GAGCAGTGAAGACTTCCTGACCGTTGTCGTATGCGATGGCCGAACCTTCGTTCTTAACCGGAGCAGCGGAGAAGCCCGACAGCTTGGTTTCTTCTTCGAACGAACGCTCTGACGTTTCCGTGTCAAAGATTTCCTTATGCTCTTCGCCGTAGCGTGCATATTCCAAACCAAACAAAGCGTTTAGGCCCGGGAGGAGTTCCTTGAGGAGTTGTGCGCGTGAAATTGCCATGTGTTAGACTCCTTTAGACGCCAGTTGGGTTGAGATAAGGATGCATACCTTGGTTCCACTTGACGACAACCTCGGTAAACGAACCGGGGTTACCCGCACGAGCGGTTTCAGCTATGACATCAATGATGCGGATAGGGAACGTCGAGGTAGTACCCGTAGTGGAGCTAATAGCTACACGCGAGTCACCGTTAGTGGTGTTACCAGCGTTCTGAACCAAAACAGCATTTTCACCGACGTTTGCACGGGTGACGAAGCTGATTGTGGTGCCGCTTGAGACTACAGCAACCTTATACAGCGCGTCAGGGTCATCCTGCACGAATGCAACGATGTCTGAAGCAACAGTGTTAGCTGCGTAGAACTGACGGAACGTCTTACCAAAGGTTGGATCGGTATACGAGCAACCAAGGAAAACGCCGACAGGGGTGGCTGCGTTTGTACCAGCGTCTTTATCGAGCGTTCCCGACGAGTTCAACTTTACGACGTCACCAAAGAAGATGGACGTTGCAGAGTTAGAAGTAATCGGAATCGAACGAGTAGCGCTGGCAAAAACCTGACCGCCGATCAAATTGATCGGAATAAGCCCATATGGGCCATCAACAGTAGGATATGGCATGTTTCTAGACTCCTAAGATTTATTTGCCTGAACCGAACGATGTTTTGGACCTACGCTCCGTAAAGAGCGGCATCCTCGGATCGTTCTCGCGCATGAAGTTGCTATCCACGGATTCATTCTGGGCTTGGGTCATCTGCTCAAAGTGAGCACGACGTTGTTCCATAAACTCAGAAGGAATTTTGCAAAGCAACAAACCTGCGACTTCGATGTTGTCCTTAAATCGACTATCCGGGTCGGTTATATTTTGGAACTTAGGTTGTTCCTCAATACGAACGGGTTCCCAGCCTTCACGAAAAGCCGACGAAGTATTACGAGCATCATTCTGCCCCAGTGTAGATACACGTACCCAGCGGTACATATATCCGTCTAGCTTGTCAGGCTCAGGCAGCGTTGAAGCTGGTTGCCAAGACTTAGGCCGTTCGGCCTGTGCACGAGTTTCCGTTTCACGTACGATACGATTTTCAGCCATTTCTGTTCTCCTTAGCAACTTCACGAGCATACTGCTCGGGGGTTATTCCCAACTTTTTAGCGATTGTTAGTTGGGACTGTTTCAACACGATCTTTTTGGAGGATGTGCTTCGTGACGCTGAGGCGACTACGGTTGATTTATTTGTACGTGAAGCAGGTCTTGTGTCACTGCTAGCTGGTTCAGAATCCCAGAAATACTCAGGAAAACGACGACGCATCGTTGTGTCGATAGCGCCCCAATATTCGTCAGTACCGATATATTTATTACCGTACTGTTTTTCGAGCTTCTGATGAAGCCCAAGAGCCGAGGCGGTCATTTCCTCATCCAGACCATACCATTGATTGCGCTCTTGCCACGCCATAGTTTTCTGATCTGGGCGCGGGATTTGGACCGCTTCCGGATCAATTTGTACTTCAGTTTCTTGAGCTTGTAAAGTAGGTTTATAGTTAGAGAGTTGTTCGAGCCTATACTGAGCAATATTTAGCTTTTCTTGGGCATCAAGTACTTTATTTGTGTCCCCCGCTTCATAGGCATCACGGTAAGCCCTACGAGCTTCAGAGATTTCAAACTCTACGTTCTGTTTAACACTACCAATTAACGACTCCTGCCCTTGGGCTATTGTCTGGCGAAGCTGTGTGGCTTCTTGGCGGTAGCGCTGCGCAGCAGTAAGAGCCTCATTCTGTTCGCGCTGATAGCGTTCCTTTTCACGGCGCTCATCATGCCAGACCTTCTTCATCTGCTTTAGACGAAGCTTGACCTTTTCAGAATACTCTTCGAGTTCGTCGGCTTCGAGTTCGTCAACAATCTCCTGTGGCATCGGCTCTCGGCCTCGGTCGGCCTCAGGGGTATCGTCTTCTACCTCAATCTCGGGTTTACTGACTTCAGTGTCAGTACCTTCATCTTCGATTTCATACGAGAAATCATCATTCTCTTCAGTCATTTGTGCCTCCTAGGCTTATGCGCGTGAAATACCTCTGGGGTCTTCAACCACCCCTTCGATTGCATCATCGTTGATTATGCGGAACTCTCGCCCATGGATTTTAACGCGGGTACCAGCATGTGGGCGTACAAGGACAAAATCGCCCTCCTTACACCAAGGGCCACTGGGGAACCGTTTCTTATCCTTATAGGCGTCAGGGCCAACTTTCATGACAAACAGCGTAATTGTCAGCAATCCTTCATGTTGAATGGTGATATCCGCCTTGATAATCCCACCCTCAGTTGTCTTCTCGATGTCCGGAATCGCACAAAGAATGCGGTATCCAGATGGATCAGGAAGCTGCTTAGGCCGATCTTCGACAGCAAATTCGGATGCTGCGCCGACCTTGGGGATTGGACGCCCCCCAACATCAATAAGACTAGTCATCATCAGCCTCCATGCGTTCTGCGGTTTCGATGATGATATTGTTGGCTACGAGTAAGCCACGGTAAATGCCGCAAGCATACTTATAAGCTCCAAAATCATTAGCGTTACCCATTGCCATGTCTGCTTCAATAACTCTTAATTCGTCCTGCACCTTTTTTGACAGGTGCCTGAGTAAATCACTCATTTGTTACCTCTTCTGTTGTAGGAAAAGCCGGGGTGGCTCCCTTTTGTTGCTGGTTCATATTCATCTGCTCACGGGCTATTTCCATGCCAATGCGTAGACCTTCAGCCTCTTGTTTGGCGTCTAAGTCACCCTTAGACGTCGCAAGTTTTACGCCAGCTTGTAGGCCAGCAATTTCTTCTTGTGACTCGATACGCATCTGCTCAAGCTCGATACGGTCGTTCTTTTCAGCAGCATCAACCGCAAGTTTTTGCTTTTTGAGTTCGAGTTCACCCTTCTTAATCTCCAACTCTTGCATCTGCATCTGGACGATTGGGTCCTGAGCCGTCTGTTGGTTTTGCTGCTGTTGCGCTTCGGCCTGCTTCTTCTGTAGAAGCTGCTGTGCAGCGGCTGCTGCGAGGCGCGAAACTTGAAGCTCTGTATCTTCGTTCATCTCAGCATTAGGTGGCGGAAGTGGGACGCCAGCTTGTTCTTCTACCTGTTTGCGATAGGAGAACGCTAAATGCTCTTGCATGTGCGCCTGCATAGCAGCCATGACGGTCTGGCCTTGTGGGTTCTGGCCAATCATCGCCATAACCTGCGGGTCCTGCATCATCCCCATATGTACAGAAATATGAGACTCGTGGTCTTGGTAGATGAACGCCTTGACTGGCTTACCGTTGATGACGTCCATGTTTTCGGATACGGGGTCACGCGGCTTCATGTCGTCACCATCTTTGAGTGGGACGAGTTTATTAGCGTTTGTAATACCTAATACATCAAGCATCTGGCGGTGCAGATATGGCATGTCGTAAATCTGCGGGGCAGTCTGAGCCAACTGAAGTACAGCTTGATACTGCACAATCTTCTGCGCCATTGTCGCGGCGTTGGGGTCAGATACAGGGATAACGGCGACCATGTCATAGTCAGCCCGCTTCGCCTTGCGGCTACCCTCTATTGGCTCGTAGCTATACGCTTCTGGCGTATAATCGCGGATGATACCCTTAAGAAGCCGGAACTCTTGCTTCATCGAATAATGGACGCGTGCTTGGATAGCAGACATGGACTTAAGCGTGCGCTCAAGAATAGCCAGCGTGGTGCCGACAGGAGCCTGCCCAGACATATCGCTGATCTTCATATCAGCAGCGCCAGCGAAGCGACGGCCTTCTTCTACGATGGTTCCGAGGAGGCTGTAGAGGACTTGGCTTGGCTCTTTGTAGGGTAACGGCATGATATTATCACGCATCGTACCAGAAGCCACGTCGACGTCACGCCATTCAGCAGGTGCGATAGGCGTATCATCACCTTTTACTCGAAGACCTTTAGTTTTAAACCCACCCGGTAGATTTGATAGAGTACCAGCATCGACAAGCTGACGAATAAGACTGGTACCAGACTTAGCAAAAGCACCAATAAGATGGATAAGACCAAAAGCGTAGAAGCCAAAACCCGGAACATATGGGTAATGTACGAAATGCTGGCGTTTAAGTTTCTTTTTATCATCGGGGTCCCAATTCCGGCGGATAGACAGAACCGTCTGCGTGCCTTTTTCAATGGTTACAATATAAGGAAGAGCGATGCCTTCGTCTTCCTCGTCGCGGAAATTGTCGTCTTCAAGCTCAAGCTCGACCTGCATCTCAAGCAGCTTGTACCGGTCATCTGTTGACGCACGGAAGCCCATGCGCTCAGCAATAGCTGTCTCGACTTCGTCAAGGCTATCTACAGGGTCTTCAAGCTCGATATCACGGTAGAACCCTGCGGCCTGCAACTTCTTGACCTCATTGGGTGTTTTCCGCATCACATGGGTGACGCGTCCAGCGACTTCCAAACTAGACGCGCCATAGGGTACGACAACGTCCTCAGATGGCACGTACATCGCGGTCTGACGACCGAGTGACGGATCGTAATAGACCTTCTTGAACGCATTTCCTGAGAGGCCCAACCCCCACAGCATACGCTCATGCTCAGGCCGATATTCGATCATCACATCGGTCAACTGGTAATTCATATCCGCTTCGACGCGTTCAGCGGCTTCTTTCTTCGCTGGCGTCTCTTTACCTATAATCTCCGTCCGCACAGGCCCACGGGCCGGGAACGTCTCCATCATGGTCTCAGCTTGAAATTTGACGAGAGCCTCCGAGAGGAGGGGGTGATATACACCGCACGCACCGGGCCAAGGTTCAGTCCGGTCATCAACCTTCATACCAAGTAACTCAAGACCATCTACATAAGTCTGCATCCAGTCTTTACGACTAGAAATGTCATCGTCAAACTCACCTAATAAGTCACCGGCAAGCTCTGTAAGAGCGCCTTCGTCCATGTCTTCGGCAAGGTTTTCAGAGAACTCATCGTCCTCTTCCTCTTCTTCGACCTCTACGTCACCTTCTTCTAGGTCTTCTATTACGATTTCAATATCAAGACCTTCATCCGTATCCGGTGAGTCTAAATCTAAACCTATAGGTGCTTGGTTAAGCGACTTGTCGATGTCCATTAGTAATACCCCTGATTGCGATTACGCTTGAAATACTTGATTTCGTCCGGTTCGTCTAGGTTGGTTGTAATATATCCGCCCCTACGGAAACGGTGCAAAGCCATAGATACAGTATCGACATAGTCATCATGAGTACCGGCAGGAAATTCAGCTACTTCGTCAATCACCTCTTCTGCCCACCGAGAGGCAGGTGCCCATACCCGTCCAGACGCAAAAAGGTCGCTCACAGCGTTCAAACGGGAGATTTTGTCGTTGCCCCGTGTAGGTGTAAACTCTTGTACCGGTATCCCCATGGCTCTCATCTCGTAGATCAAAGGCGCACCGGAAGCCTTCTTTTCTATGATGACGCTGTCTGGTTCCCAATCTCTGTACTCCTCGATGGCGCACCGCTTCAGTTCAGGGAACTCCATGCGGTCACGGAAAGCATTTAGCAGGATAATGTTAGCTTGTTCGTTACCAGCGTCATCAGCCTGATAAAATACACCCCATGTGGTACATGCCGAATAGTCGGCACGCTGCGTCTTCTCGAAAGCCGTATCCCATGATTGAAGAATGAAGTCGCACTTGGGTGGTGTGTCGCTATCCCAATCCATCCACCACTCACGTTTGACAATAGCGGCGCTTTCCGAAATCGGATTCTGCTGATACTGCGCCATCCACTTACTATTCGGGACGCTGCGCTACATGCCCGTAATTAAAGTTGAACCTACAGACAAACACCCTGTGCCATTCAGCACAGAACCGCCCGAACTAGATACGTATCTTGATGAGGTAATGATTGCTGCGAACACCGCAGAGTTGTTGGAAGAACTCGGTGCACCACTGGAGGTAGATACATCTACGCTCCACCAAGAAAAATCCCTGATCGACTCAGCCTTAAAAGGCAAGAATAGCGCAGCCCTAAAGAGCTACCCCGTGGCCTTAGCGGCATCGTCGTTTGTCAGGACCTACGGGCACAATCTAGCGCATGACTTAGGGGAAGTCCGCGCTGCGTTGACCAATAAGCTCCTTGAGTTGGCTAACTGCGGCGACACTAAGTTTGAGCTTAAGGCCATTGAGTTGCTTGGTAAGCACTCGGATATCAGCCTGTTCACTGAGCGGAGCGAGATCAACATTAATTACAATAGCCCCGACGCACTCGAAGCTGCCATCAAAGAGCGAGTCAAACGGCTACTAAACGCTGACGTCATCGACATACCCGTTGCGGGTATGGACCTCGACGAAGAGCTAGGTGTCTACGTCCCACCCGAGGAAGACGAAGAGGGCGAAGAAGAATAATGGCTAAGCAGGGTCGGCCCAACATGCAGCTAATTGACGAGATATCACTCGATGATATCCCGGGGATACTGCACCAGCTACCCGTACACGAGCAGGAAAAGCTGCTTGCTGAGTTAAAGAAACTGGAAGAGCTTAAGGCTGTCCGTGCAGCGCAGGATAAATTTATACCCTTCGTCAAGGAAGTCTGGCCAACATTCATAGCAGGTAGACATCATGCAAAAATGGCTGATGCGTTCGAACGCGTTGCTCGTGGTGAGTGCAAACGGCTCATTATTAATATGCCACCGCGACACACGAAGTCGGAGTTCGCCTCTTACCTGCTCCCTGCATGGTTCCTCGGAAAGTACCCCGGTAAAAAGATTATCCAATGTTCCCATACGGCTGAGCTTGCGGTAGGCTTTGGGCGTAAAGTTCGTAACCTCGTAGACACAGAAGTATATCATAGCATATTCCCAGACCTAAGCCTCGCGTCCGACAGTAAAGCTGCTGGCCGCTGGAATACTTCGAAGGGGGGTGATTACTTCGCTATCGGGATCGGTGGTGCCGTAACCGGTAAGGGTGCTGACGTCCTCATAATTGACGATCCGCACTCCGAGCAGGAAGCTGCTATCGCAGAAATAAACCCTGACATCTACGACAAGACCTACGAGTGGTATACCTCTGGTCCACGCCAGCGTCTCCAGCCGGGTGGGTCCATCGTCATTGTGATGACACGGTGGAGTAAGAGGGACTTAACGGGGCAAATCCTAAAAGACACGGTAGCCAACGACAGCA